ATCGATACTCTGCCAGGTGCTACAAACCTAGACCAGATTGCGGATATTGAGTATTTGAGAAGCAATTTGTTTACAGCACTTAGAGTCCCTAAGCCATTCTTGGGATTTGATGATACAACTGGTGAAGGTAAAAATCTTGCATTGCAAGACATACGTTTTTCTAGAACCATAAATAGAATACAACAAGCTATGTTACAAGAATTTAACAAGATAGCTATCATTCATTTGTATTTGTTAGGGTTTGAGGAAGATTTTGATAATTTTACACTTACCCTTAACAATCCATCAACTCAAGCTGAAATGCTTAAGATTGAGCACATGCAAACCAAGGTTACGCTTTACAAAGATGCGGTATCTGATTCTGGAAACGGATTTGGTGCTATGTCAATGACTCGTGCCAAGAGAGATATATTGGGTATGTCTGATGATGAAATTAAGGAAGACTTGCTTGAACAACGTATCGAAAAAGCAGCCGCTGCTGAATTGGCCAACTCTTCTAACGTTATCAAACATACAGGTATGTTTGATGTTGTAGATAGGGTTTATGGTGACTTTAAACTAGCACTTAAAGGCGGTGGAGGTGATGGAGCTGAAGGAGAAGGTGGAAAAGAAAGCAGTGGTGGCGGTGGAGGCGGTGGCCTTGGCGGTTCCTTTGGTGGAGGCGGTGGCGGTGGTGAAGACCTAGATTTCGGTGACGAAGGAGAAAGCGAAGCGGCTACTGAAGCTGGTGGTGAAGAGGGTGCTGCTGAAGCAGAGGCTGGGGCAGAAGAAGCTGGGGCAGAAGAAGCGGCTCCAACAGAAGTTACTGAATCGGTAAAGAAAGTACAAAAAATACTTAAAGAACAAAAGATTGTCTTGGCTAAGAAATTAGATGAAAGAACAAAAAAGTATCAAGGTAAATTTATGGAAAGACTTATTGAGTCAGTAAAATCAACACCAAAAGAACAAGTAGAAAAAATAAAAATTTACAACAAAAACGTTAAGATTAATAAAGAAATTGATGAGATGATTAATGACATTGACAAAATGTTAGACGAGTAATCAATTTTTAGCGTAAATAATGATATTTATTAATTAAACAGAAATAATGACAGATTTAACACCAATTATAAAAAATTTCGGCCACATCAAGAGTGTTTATAATACTTTTTTGGCTGAAAGCGTTATGTCAGATGATAAATCAAAAAAAGAGTTGTTTAAAAGTTACGTTAAATGTATAGCAGAAAACGAAATTCTTAAAACTCAATTTTTGGTTTATACAAATATCGAACAAAAAGCAGAACCAGATATTGCTAAAGCTACTATGTTCGTTAAAGAGAATATCGACTTATTTTCTAAGTTCAATAAAAAAGATATTTTAGAAGCCAATACCAAATTGATAAATTTAGAAAAAAAGCTTTTTGAAGCAAAACTTTATGACGGTAAAACAGAGTTATATGAAAATGTTTCAACTCTTATCTTCACAAACAAAACTCCAGAAACAGTTGATACAATCGTAGAAGCTACAAGCAAGGTTGTTGATTACATTGTAAACAACAAAGCCAAAACTTTAACTGAAGCAATTGAATTACCTAACAGCATGTTAAGTACAATGATGGTTGACAAGTACAATGAAAAATATGCTTCATTGGATGAGTCAGAAAAGCAAATATTAAAGACTTTGATTGAGTCAACTGAAGAAGAAAAGAAAGAGGTGTATTCAAACACTATTAGAGAATGTATTACTTTGATTGATGAAAAACTTGATACTAGTGATTTGAACGCTAAAGATAAATTACTAAGAGTCAAGGATAGACTTTTAAATGATAAACAAGATATCAGCGAAGACTTTATAAAAAATATTTCAAAGCTTGTAGAGCTAAGAAGTAATTTAAAAGAAAACTAAAAGTTATAAAAAATGGCAACTGTTACAAGTGAAAATATTTTAAAGTTAAGAGAATTAACAGATAAAATATGTAGAGTATCTCCTAATGGTGATTACGAAAAAGTTTTAAAAAATGTGAAATCTGTGATTGAGGAAAGTGAAGAAGAAGCTTCACAATTGACAACATCACAAAATAAAATCAAGTGTTATGAGAAAATGTGCCTAAAAATAAATAACCTTTTAAATAGTATTAAATTTTAATCATGTCAGAAGAAACAGGAAGTTGGGGTGACTACAGCAAATTGGTTCTAAAAGAATTAGAACGACTTAACGATAACTATGATAAGATGAGGACCGATATGGATACTCGTTTTTCCGAACTTAACCAAAAACTTACCGAATTTAAAAATACTGAAGGTAAGGTTACTACTCACGCATCTTGGATTGAGAAAGTTAATGACGTATGGTCTCCGTCTCAAATGAAAGAAGCCAAAGATGAGGTTTATCGCCAAAAGAATAGATGGGCAGCGGCAATAGCTATAATCACTTTTGTACAAATAGCTATAGGTATTATAGTAGCTGTTTGGGGCAAGCTAAAATAAAGTGCTTGACACTATCAAATATTTTCCGTATACTTGTATAAAAACCAGGTAAAATGAAAACAGGAAAAGAAGTGAAAACTAGTTTTTCTAAGGATTACAATATAATCTTTGGAAGTGTAAACAACAAAAACCCTAAAGCTGTTTATATCAATCTTTCAGCATGGGCCGAACCCCAACATGAAACAGGTATAAATTATTCTAGGATAATCAGAAACATCAATAAAAAAGTCAAACAAGAACTTTATTGTTTCTTGAATAACGACAAAGGTTCAAACTTTATAAAAGAAAGAACAATTGTAGATTTTGATATTAGAGAATCTGGTATAAGATATGGGAAACGTAGTTTTATGAGTTGTGAAATTACATTGTTTTCTGAAATTGAAATACCAGTAAACTCAGAATATATGACAAACATGCTAACAGATGTATCAAATAATTTGATTCAAAAGGTTTTTGAAAGCAACGATACCTTTAATTTTCACAAGAAAAAGAAATAAAATCAAAGCCCCACCTCTATAGTGGGGTTTTTTTATTTGTACCATATATTTATATCTATAAGCTAGCAAACATTATGGATATAAATTACGATAAAATTAAAACGCTTAGACGTGGCGAGACTGGGTTCGGTTATTTGATTGAACACGATGCTGGTTACATAAGCCCAGATGAACCAAGAAACCAACCTTTTATCAATGAGTTAAGAAAATTAGAAACTGGTAAGTTGGTAATCGCTGAACCACTTGTGGTTTACGTTATTCTACAAAAATATGGTATCCTAAACCGTAACGGACGTGTATATCCAAAAGAAATTCTTGTAAGACAAAACGAACTATATCAAAAAGCAATTAGAGAGCGTAGTGCCGTTGGTGAATTAGACCACCCAGAATCTAGCATCATTGCTGGTGATAGAATTTCACACAATATTATTGAAACATGGTGGGAAGGCCACACTCTTATGGGAAAAATGGAAATTCTTATGACACCAGGTTTTATCAACTACGGTATTGTTTCAACCAAGGGTGATGAAGTTGCAAATCTATTAAGAAACAGAATAAAAATTGGTGTGTCATCTAGAGGTGTTGGTTCGTTGAAAGAAGGTAGAAACGGTGAACAAATAGTTCAAGATGATTTTGAGATTATCTGCTGGGATGTAGTAACAGCACCATCTACACCAGATGCATGGATTTTCAAGAATGTTGAAGAGGCTAAACCATATGTAGAGAACGTAGAAATCAAAAAACCTATTATCAAAGAAAATTTTATAGATAAACTTGATAACTTTTTAGCTGATTAAGTTAAAAAATATCATTTTTTTTAAGCTGTATTTGTCTTTTTATTAAAAGACACATATTTATTATCAAATAAGGTAAATATAATTTTATTTATCTAAAAATTAAAAATAAACAAACACTAAAATGGCAGATAAAAAATCAATACTTGAAGAGGCTCTTTTGGATATTAAAAACATTCAAAGTGCTCTCAATGCCAACACAAAAGAAATACTTCGTAGCGTAGCTAGAGAAGAAATTGATGGTGTTGTGAAAGAATCTCTAACCAAAGAGGTTTATGAAGAAGAGGAAGTTGCTTCTGTAAATGAAGAATCACATGAAGAACATGAGAAATCTGAATCTCCAGCGGAGGAAAAGAAAGAACATGGCAAAGGTGGTTCTGAAAAGAAAGAAAAAGCTGAATCTAAAAAAATGACGGAAGGTATGGACACGGAAGGTATGGAAGCTGAAGGCATGACATACGAAGAAGGAATGGATGGCTTAGGCACATCAGAAGAATTGGACATGACATCTGCGTCAGATGATGACGTTATCGCAATCTACAAGAAATTGAGTGGTGATGATGAAATCGAAATCGTGGGTGACGAAATTCACTTAAATGTCTCTGAACCAGGAGAATACGTTATCAAAACATCTGACCTTGAAGATGCTCCAGAAATGGAACCAGAAATGGAACCAGAAATGGAACCAGAGATGGGTGATGAAGAAGGTGACGTAGATTACGAAATCGAAATGGGTGACGAAGAAGATGGTGAAGAACCAACTGATTTGGTATCTGTGGATGACGAAGAAGGTGAAGAGGAAGAAGAAGAAGAGGAAGAAGA